CTTCTTGGCCTTGGTATCCTCGGTGGGCGTGGCCCGGCCGGTGAAGGTCGAGAACACCTGCTTGTTGAAGCCGCCGGTGAAGATCGTGTCGGGCTTGCCGCCGCTGTTCCAGATTTTCTGCAGCACGGATTTCAGCTGCGCCTCGGTGAAGGCGCGCTGGGTGCCATCGGTGCGGGTGCCGGTGCCATCCGCCGCCGAAGGATCGGCCGCGCCGCCGGCGCTGCCTTTGTCGGTATTGGTCCTGATCCAGGACAGGATCGATGCCGTCTTGCGTGGGTTGGTGGTCCCATCGCCGGCGGCCTTGGCCTGGTTGGTGCCGACGAGGATCGATTCCATGTCGCGCTTGAGCTCGAGGCCCTTGAGCGTCTCCTGGTATTCGAGTTCGTCGTCGCGGCCGGCGTGCTCGACCGCGCGCTGCGTGCCGGACACGCGCGCCACCTTGTCCGAGATCTGGCACAGGTTGCCGAGCCGGACGGACGGCGTCGCCGCGTCTGACGTGGCGTCGTCGCCTTCGACCACCGCATTGCCGGTATCGACGGCGGCAAGCGCCTGCGTCTGCCATTCGTGATTGACCGCGGACGCCTTTTCCCGCTCGAACGCGGTCATGCAGGGCGTGTCGGTCGGATCGATCCGATAGATGACGTCGGACAAGTCTTCGCGGTTTCCGATCGCCTGATAGGTCTGGAAGGTATTGCTGGGGACAGCCATGATCGTGCCTTTCTAACGAGTGCCGGCGCGGCGCGCCCGGAGCAGGGCGGCAGCGTCCTTGAGGTTGCCGGTTTTTTCGAGCTTCTGGGTGAGGTGTTGGATCTGCGCATCTTGCGCAGCGCCTTTGGGCTGCGAGACGCCGGGCCGCTGGACAGGTGGGACAGGTCTGGTTGCCGCCGCTTTCGCCTTGGCTTGCGCATCACGCCACAAGGTCGCGTCCCGGATCAGGAGCTGCACGCGATGGTCACGCAGGGACAAGTCCCTCTGGCCGTGCCACGATTGCGCCAGTTCCGTTTCCTGGAAGCCCAGTTCCTTGAGCACCGCGAGCGCCGCGGTCTGCAAGCCTGCGGCTCTCTTGGCGTCCGCCATGTCAGGGACTTTCTCCTTGAAGAGATCGTCCTCGCGCCGGGCGAATTCCGAGAACTGCTGCACGCGCTCCTGGGCTTGCCGCTGCTGTGCCAGGGCGAGATGTTGCCCGACCTCAGCGATTTTCTTTTGCTGCACGTCCCATAGAGCGTAGCGGGGCCAGTCTTCGCGTGCCAAGCGTTCGACGTCCGCCAAGGTTTTGATATCGGCGAACTCGCCCGCCTGTTGCTGCTCCAGCGTCTGGAGAAGCTGCGGCAGCGCGGCCTCGTACTGTTGCCTTGCCTGTTCCGCCTTCGAGCGTTCGGCCTCGAGGGCCTTGCTCTTTTCCGCGGCCTCCTGCTGACGGCGGTTGAAGTCGCCCTCCCGTGACCGCTCGCGCTCGGCGATTCGCTCCTGCGTCGCGCGAGGGAGGCTCGTGAAGAGCTCCTTGTCTTCCTTCGTCCAAGACCTCGGCGCCTCGATGGGCGGCAGGTCCGTCCCCGCCTCCGGGCGGGCTTCGGCTGCCGGATCGGCACTCTCGGTCTCGCCGGGGGGAGCTGGACGCTCGCCGGCATCGCTTCCCGCCTGCGCGGGGCTCGATTCCTGCTCGGGCTCATGCGGCGCGGCGCGTTCGGCGCGCGCGCTGAGCTGCGGCTGATCCTTCGACGCATCGCCTTGCTGGCCGCGATCGCGGCGCCATGCCGCCAGCGAGCGCGCGGCCTCGCGTGCGTCCATCGGGCTGTCGCCGGCGGGCGCCGGCACCACCGCGATGGGAGATTGCGCGCTGGCAGATTGCTCAGTGTTCAATCCGGCCTCGTTGTTCAGATCCATGATGTCCTCGGTTATTGCGGCCTGTGAACCAGGTCGCTCAATTGACGTTGCGCGAGCCTGCCGTCCGCGACGACGCGTGTGAGATGGTCCTTCACCTTGCCGAGCACGTTGACCGCCTGCCACAGGCGCTCGCGCCCGGCGGCGTCGGCCGCCGGCCAGGTTTTCCAGGCCGCGGTGTAATCGTCCTCGAGCTTCGTGAACGCCTCCTGCAGCAGCTCGTTGCCGAGCAGTGCCTGGGCGCGTGCGGCACGCGAGATCGATGCCTGCAGCTTGTCCTCGCTCATGGGTCAATACCCATAGACGGCCCGGATCATGTCCATGTGAAGCTCCCAGGTGGCGGGATCGCTGCCGCACGCCCTCCACACGACGCGATGACGCGCGATCGCCGCCGCTCGCAACAGGTGCCACGTCAGCATGGTCCGACCTCCCCTCTCATGCGCACACGCCGTCGATCGCGCTCCCATGCGCGGCTCGGCGTCGAACGCTTCTGCCTGGTTATTCCGGAGAGCCCTGCGCGTTGTGCGCAGTAGCTCGTAGTCATGGGCCCCGCGCGGCGGATGCCATGTCGTCACGACCGCGCGCACCGCCGGTCGATGATCGACCTTGCGGCGCCGCAGCGGCGTTCAGCTCACATTTTTAGATGATGCGTTTTTATAGAAGATTCGGGTTACAAAGTCAACAAATTTGCGTGCCAGTGTGGCGGATTTGACGTTCCTACAGCATTGCCGTGAATCATTCATAGGAACGTCAAATCCAAAGCCACACTGGAATCATATGGTTGCTAGTGTCCCTTTGGTTCCGACGTTCGTACGAGCGCGTGCTGCAAAGGAATACGAACGTCGGAACCGGGACACTAGGTCGTCATTATCCGACTTCTCCTCCCATGCGCACGCCGTCGATCGCGCTGGACGCGGCCGTGCTCGCATCGGTTATATTCGAGTGGGTTTGCGCATTCGCATTGCCGCGGCCGTGCCTGACCTGCGCGTCGAGCTGCATCTGCTCGCGCTTTAACGCCATCTCGGCCGCCATCTGCTCGCGCCGCAGCGCGAATTCAGCGTTCATCTGCTGCACCTTGAGATCGAACTCGATCTTGAGCTGCTCGCGCTTGAATTGCGTATCGGCCGCGATCCTGGCCACGCTCATCTGCTGGTCGGCCTGTTGCTTCTGCGCGCTGAGCTGCCCATCGGCTGCGGCCTTGGCTATCTCGAGCTCGATGCGCTGTTGCGCTTCCTGCGCCTTCGGATCCGACGGAGGCTGGATCGGGGCCGACGCCGGGTCGTTCGGATCGCCTGGCGTGCCGGGCGGCGTGAAGAACAGGCCAACGTTCTTGTGGCCCGCGAGCTTGGTGAGCTCCTGGGCCGAATTGTAGAGGTTCTTCGGGCTCACCAGGCCGGCGGCGATGGCCTTCTCCTGGGCGCCGATGACCATGTTGAGATGCGCGAACTGCTCGGTCTTGGTGCCGGTGCCGAGGCCGACATTGATGGTCATGTCGTTGCGCGCCTTCCAGTCGCGCGGGTCGACCGTGATCCACTGGTTGCGCAGCCGCGCCGTCTGCGGCTGCGAGCCGTGCTTGCGGACCACCGCGTGCAGCAGCGCGAACAGGTCGCGGATGCCGGTCTCGGCGAAGATGCGCGCGATCATCTTCATCTTCGCCTGCGCCGCGTTGAACATCTGGTTGGCAATGGTCGCGACCTGGTTCTGCAGGACATTGGGGTCGACGCCCTGGCTGCCGCGACACGCCCGTGCGCCATTCGCGCGTGGCATCCTGGTATTGCAGCAACGGGAAGACGTGGCCGCCGACATCGGGATGCGCGATGACGCTCAGCCCGCCCGGCAGTTTCGTGCGCACGATCCCGCCCGGCCGCGACACCAGCAGGTCGTCGAGCGTGGTCTCGGTGGCGTGGCTCTCCGGCACCTCGGTGCGGGGATTGTTGGCCAGATAGGCATTGTCGAGCAGCGCGCGCAACAGCGCGGTCTTGATGCGCTGGATGTCCATCACCAGATCGGCAATGGAGCGGCCGAAGAACCGGTGCGTGACGATGACCGGCGTCATCGCCGCGAACGGAATCTCGTCTACCTCGATGACATCAGGCTCGCCATCGCGCTTGAGCACCTCGCCCTCCCCGCCCGTGGTCACGCGATAAAGCCGGGCATCAGGGCGTTTACGCCCGTCTTCGCTCAATAAGTCATTGCCCTCGTAGTCCATCCGCACATAGTGTTCGGTGACGCGGATCAGGCGGCTGGCGGTATTGTGCCCTTCATCACCTTGTTTCTGCGTGCCTTCGTTGACGGTATCGCGGGCCTGCGCCTCGATCGTATCCGCAACCCCATGGGACGGCAGGCGCTTGATCTGTTCGCGGTCGTAGCCCTGCGCGATCAGCCTGGCTCCTCTTCCGACCGCAGCACGTCGTGAAAGCAATAGTCTGTGTCGCGGATCGAGCGCGCATTGCGGGCGATGCCGAACTCCTCCGGCGGCAC